GTTAATACAATCATTCCCTCAGAGGGGAACATCAATACAATGGCAAGAGGTAGCATAAATGTCTACAGCAGAAGAATTCATGAGAAGGATACAAGGCGAGATGGGGGTTCTGAATGCAGAATACCTTGTAAATGATAGCCCTCTAAAGTTAAAGGTTGAGGACTCAGCATCAGGGGATGCCAAAATCTCAGGCGAGATTGAGGTTGGCGGTAGTAAAAAGCAAAGGTTCAACCCAATGCAGTCATGGATGCAAGCCGGTGAAGTTCTGGAGGCTACTACTTCCCTGCCGAACAACAGGGTTGACGTTGGCATAGGTGGAACCACACCAAGCAGTCAGCAGTTAAGGGATTTGGTTTCTCCAAACAGCGTATACCAGACCCTGAACCCCACGCCAACGGCACACCAAAGCGGTGTAGTGCCGGACCAGATGTATGACTTTGGCTCTGCAAACATGAACACCCTGTACCCCCGGCAGGAAGGGCCATCCAAACTCCCTGATGCCCCGATGGTAGATGCCCTACCAGTGGGAGGGTATTACCCGAATCAGCAGGGCGTTGATCCTGTTTCATTAGCAACTGCTAATATGCCGTATAACCTCACAGGACCGCTTCCTAACGCCTTTGAGGGGAACCCACCCCCACCTACTGCCTATGGCGCTCCGCCCCTCTCAGGGGGCATACAGGAGTCCTCAGCGAACACTCCGCCTCCCGGCTACCCTTCGGACGCTATGACCCCACCGGGATACAGAACCCCCGGAGAATTGCCGAACACAGCCCCGCCGGGAACCGAATCTACTGGTGACTTCGACGCAAACGTAACCGAAATTGAGAATGATTGGCAGTCCACGATGGCTCAGGGTGGTGCCAGTGAGGCACAGGTTCAGCAGCAAGACGCCACGATCAAGACAGCAGCAGCCCAGAATGACGGCACCTCTACAGTGGGTGGCGCTCCTGCTCAGGATGATCCTGCTATGCAGAGAATCTGGGGTGAGTTGGCGTATGATCCACAGAGGCGTAAGGAAGAGTACACCAAGAAGATGAACACCATCTTTATGCAGGCCATGCTACTGGATGTGGCTGCTAAGGCTATGGGTGTGCAGAGCAGGGCCGGTGCATTCATGGAACATCAGATGAAAGTGCTTGAAGGGCAAATGAAGTTCGATGATCAGGAACGCCTGTATCGAATTACTCAGGGCGTGTTCTACCCCAATGGAGTTTATGATCCGCCTACTACACAGAAGGAAGGGTTCGACAGGGCGATGGCTCTGGGTGCTACGGCTGAGGAAGCAGCAGCAATCTCCGGCTACATCCCTGAGGATGAGGTTGGATATGATACCTACTACCAGACAGCACCTGATGGAACCAGAGTCAACACGATCTTTGTGCCTAAGGGACAGGCACCTCCAGAGGGGGCGACTGACCAGTCAGGTGTGGCTGAGTACAACGCAAGCCAGTTGAATCCGAAAGCGCAGAACACCCCGGCTGCATTGGTAATTGAGCAGCAAGTGTTTGAGTGGAATCAGGAGGCTGATAGACTGGAGGCTGCAGGTGATCTTGAAGGCGCTGCGATACTGCGACAGAGAGCGCAGAACGCTATCCCCCGATCCAATGAGTACACCTATGCTCAGGCTAACACTACATTTAACAGCCTGTACGGGTCAATGATGAGGGCTGCAGCGGAGTATTCACCGGACTACAACAACACCATGTACGGTATTGACGGCAATCCTATTCCGTGGGATCAGTTCAGACAGGAGTGGTTGACCAGTCCTAACTACACGATCACCGTGAGGAATAAGGATGGCAGTACCAGAGAGGTTCCGACATGGGCTGCGATGAAGGGAGACACCTCACCTGTCACACCTACGGCTGACGTATCTAGAACCGATGAGTTTGTGGCTACGCCTAAGGGCATGGGAAAGACACCAACACCTAGTCAAATCATGCAGTTAAGGGAAGACCCATCACCTGAAGCAGTCAGGGAATTCATAGAAGCATTTGGTACAGACAATCTCCCAGAGGAGTTTAAATGAGTAATCGCTTTTTAGACGGCAGACCGGACAGGGAAGGCAGGGTTGACCGTGATGGCAACCCGGTTGCTGCAGGACCTAACACACCTAACAGGTTCCTAAACGCTAGCACACAGGACACACGGCCTTCCAAGTGGGAGGCTATGTTCTATGTGGGCAGTAAGGCATTCCAAGATTCTATCAGAGGAATCACTCAGGCTGCGGGATACCGTGAGAAGGAGATGGCTGAGGAACAGGCATACATGGAACGACTCATGGATGATCCAGAGTATGGCCCGTGGGTGACTGGCGCTTACTTCACCGGGCTGATGGCTGACCCTGTGGGTTGGGTATTGCCCGTGTCTAAACTCAAGCACCTAAAGACCGCTAAGGATTTCTGGGGTAAGTTCTTCCCCACCGCTGTAACTTCAGGCGCTGCTGCAGGTGCGGTGTCCTACATACCAGAGGATCAACAGTCCCTAGTGGGTGACGGCCCGATGACACGTTCGGAGATGGCCGGCCTTGGTGCGCTTGCTCAAGGCACCCTGTCTCCTGCCGTTGCAGGTGCAGGCAAGTTAACCAAGAAAGTGTATGAGCCGATTGGTGATGCAGCATGGTCTGCACTCAAGCACCCCGCAGGTTCTGGTGCAGCAGTGGGTGGTCTTGTTGGGTACAACGTAGACCCCAATGCTCCACAGTCTGACAAGTTAAAGAACATGGCGATTGGTGCCACGTTTGGTGCGTCGTCATTCGGTGCGCCTAAGGCTATTGATAAGATGCGAGGCAACACGGAATTGTCTGACAAGTTTGGTGAGGCGATAATCCCGAACTTCAAACTGGCCGATGATATGATCTACGCCATGAACAGGTTCCGTGGTCGCAAGTCCCTGTACGCTAAGGAGTGGGAAGAAACCCTGAGGGGTATACGAGACTTGCCATTGAAGGATCGTAAGGTACTTTACCGGATGCTACAGGATGGTAAGTTTGGTATGGGTACTGAAGACTTTGATCTTGATCAACTGGGGATTGCCTCAGAGTCGAGGGCTTTGATTCAGGAGTACGGGCAGGCACTGGTTAATCTGGGTGTGCTAGATGAGTCCACGTTCGTGAAGAACATTGACGATTACCTGCACACCTCGTACCGTAAGTGGGAAGATGCCATGCCTAAGGGGCCAATGGATTCCCTGAGGACATCGCATCATATGTTCAAGATGCGTGGCAAGGTGGAAGCATTCTCACCAGAGAAGTGGGCCAGAGGGGAAACACCTGACGGCACAGATCAATCCCTGTGGGAAGTGATCAAGGATGAGAACGGTGTCTTCCGTGTACGCAGACAGTGGACTAAAGAAGAGAAGATGCAGATGGGTGAGATTGAGGATGCCGGTTATGCCATGCTCAAGACTGGCATGATGATGGGCCATGAACGTGGTCTGGGCGAACTCTTTCAGGAACTATCAGCATCTCCGCAGGTTGTACTGGCTAAAGGCCCAAGCACCGTAGAGGTTCCTAACAACAAGTCGTGGGGTGCGCTTGGTGGTAAGCACGTTTCGCAGGAAACATGGAACCAGTTGAAGAAGTTCCGTGAGTACACCGGGCCTACCGCAATGAATCAGTGGTTCAATCGGTACAAGGCAGCGAACTCTGTCTGGAAAGGACTTAAGACTATCGTGTCTCCCCCTGTTCACTTTGCTAACTTCGTTTCATCCGGCCATATGTTTGACATGGCTAATGGCAACTGGGCTGACTTCCCCAAAGCAGCAAAGCAGATGTACAATCAGGATGAGATGTTCGACAAGATGGTTGAGGATGGAGTGCTAGGCACCTCATTTGTACAGCAGTTGAGGGAAGGTCAGTCAGAGATACTGAAGATGTACGGTAATGATTCCGGTGGGTACATTCGTATTGGCGAAGGCCCGAATGGATTGGCCCGTGCTGTCGACTGGACAACCAGAGTGGCGCGCAAGATCAAGGAAACCACATGGGATAATGCTGCCAAACTCTACCAGTTGGAAGACAACATCTGGCGAGCAGCACTGTACAACACCAAGTACCGCGAGGCTATTGGCAATGGCATGAGTGAGATGAAGGCCAGAGGATTCGCAGCCAGACAGGCTAAGGAATTCTTTGTGGACTACGATCAGAACCCGCCAGTGCTGAACGCATTGCGACACACCATGCTCCCGTTCTTTTCGTACACCTACGGTACGGTTCCCAGACTGGCTGAGATTGCAGCAAAGAACCCTGCTAAGTACATGAAGTGGGCCGGCATCTACGCCGGTATGAATATGCTAGGTGAGAACATCTCAGGTGAGGATGACTACGTGCTTGAGAGAGCAAAGGAACTGGTCAAGAGTAACCCGATGATGGGCTTGCCCTTCATGCCTAACGCCAGAGTCCAGACCCCAGAGTTTGTCAAGGACGTAGTTGCTCCTGACTCATTTGATCTCCAGTCCCTGAACGCAGAGCGTTGGTTGCCCGGCGGTACATTCAGCCTGAGTGAGGGGGGTGCCGGCCAGATACCTAACTTCCCCAGTATGGCGCAGCCATCGTTTGGTTTGGCGGGTGCTGTGGGTTGGCCTATCTTTGGTGTGAATCAGTTCTCTGGTACGACGATACCGGAAGGTAGAAAGACGGAGACAGCGATCAGGAACCTGATGCCGAACTGGGAAGGGTTGAGTATTGGCGGGGTACAGTCGTGGGCTGAACAGAAGTTGAACAGGGCTGAGTCGGGTGAGAGATCACGGACACAGGATGACTACACGCCAACCACTGCCAGACTCTCCAATGCAGGCATTCGTATCGAACCGTTGAGCATCAACAAGATGCAACGCAGGATCGTTGGTAAGTACAACAAGAAATTGAATGCCACTAAGGTTGAGATCAGACGCATCAAGAATGAGCGGTCTTACTCGGATGAAGAAAAGAAGAAGAGGATCGCAGAACAGCGAGAGAAACAACAGAAGATAAGAGCAGAAATGCGGAGGGCTTTGGGGAATGAATAACGTGCTGCAGTTTAAGTCGAAGGATATTGAAGATGGCCCACAGTTGTTATGCGTTTACTGGACAGACATCATATCGACAGCAGGGTGGGATGAAGGTGATGATGTAGAACCACCCAAACTAAGATCAGTAGGGTGGTTCCACTCAGCAGATGAAAAGGTTTTAAAGATAGGGGATACGTTGGGGGAAGATGATAAACCGTATGGTATTACCGCCTTTCCAGTTGGGTGTATTACCGCGATTGATCAGATTTCTTTCGATCAGCAGCATATTGAAACAGCGTAATCCCCTCCTTCTCCATGAACACATCGCGCCACAGTTTACCTGATGGCGCTCTCTTCAGCATATTGAGCCAACAGAAGCGGGCGAAGTGAAGTCTACGTTCCTCACCCCACCGCTTCTCTACCTCAGGAGATGGATGCGTTGGACGATCTTTCAAGGAGTATATCGCAGTAGTGTTTGATCTTCTTCAGGTCTTCATCTCCCCCCTTCTGATCATACCGGCAGATGTATTTCACAATACAGCCTTCGACAAATCCCAGATTGTTTTCAAGGATGAAGTCAATAGGCTGTATCCTCATGTCGTAGTGGGAAGGCACTCTCATGGTGCCAACCTCTTGAACGACTCTAGGATGTCATCTAACTTGTAGTAGACCTCACCCTTGTGTATCTTCCACCGACCACCTAACGTGTCCCTTACCTCATTGAGGACGGCCTCAGTCCACCCATTGGTGGACGGTGTGGCTGTCTGCTTCTTGACCCATGATGCTGAAACCCATTCAGCACCATCAGCCCCCTGCAACTTCTCATTCTGATTCGGCTTGATTATCATCTTGCTCCCATAACTTGTGAAGTGATATACGATTATGCAAATCCTGCTCTGACCAATCATGCTTCCTTGCCAGTCCATTGACTGCCAGTGTCAGCAATTGAATCATTAGGATTTCGCGAGGAATTTTCTCCTGATCCACAGAGATAACCATCTCCCTTGCTTGATTGATAGCAATCTCCATTGCCCTATTAAACAAACGATCAGTCTCTTCCGCAGTGCGTGGCACCGCTTCTTCATTTGCAAATTCAATTTCTTTTTCCATTAAAGTGTCTCTCTCAGTTGGCTTATCGCCATGTTGTACATATCAGCGTGGGTCTTAAACCCGTTTGAGTTATCCCGCTGACCCTTCTTCATATTCTTTGCTTCGGCAAAGTATTGATCACAGTCCATGTAACCACACAGCCAGATTCTTTCGGCCCCGTAGTACCATCCCCTGTCATCCTTCCTGTCGAATGTTATGCTGATGAATGCATAGACATCAGGGCGTTGGTGCCGGCTAGTCTCAGCCACTGAAACATCGTAATGTTCCTGTGGGTCTACCGTACGGCGCTTGGTCTTGACCTCTATGGTCTTGCCATCCTTCACCAGATCGTAGGAGTAATCGTCCTGCACTTCAATGCCTAAGTGTTTGGCCAGTGCCAACTCACCCAGTCTTCCGGCAACATTCCCCTTACCACCAGTGATAGAGTTATTGAGTGATCCTAGTTCAAGCGACCACTCTAATGCTGCTGTCTTCATTGCATCATCAAACTTTAATTGCTCCACATCCACTCCAGTATTGCTTCGTCCAGTTCTTCTTTCGTATCAAACTCACGGTCATCAAAGTGTTGGTACCACTCACCTGAATTCTTGGTGATCAGGAACTTCCACTTGTTGTCGAGAGTGCGGTACCTTTCAGCACCCCACCCATTGACCTGACCGATGTTGATATTAAATGATGATCCCCTGCCCCACTTAATAGAGCGATCTGACATAGTTGAGTAGCGATTCCCACACCGCGTGTTCTTCGTCTGTACTTGCATTGGCAGCATTGTCCTCAAGTAATTCCTCCAGTTCCGCTGAAGGAGTTTCCTCACTCAGCAGAATGGCGGATTGCAAATGGAATATGATTATGTTTTGTTTGTAGATTTCTGCGCTCATTTGATTTTCTTCAGTCCATTGTATAGGTGTAGTGCTGCTAGGAATAACTCGTAGTTCTCCACCCACTCACGCCTTGACTTGGCACCAACCTGATACCTGCCGGTTGCTTTGTCCAGTCTCAATACGATGGTCTGGTCTACCTGCTCACCGCTGATGTCTTCCCATGCCTGAGCATAGGACGCTACCTGCAAATGATACTCAGGGTAAATACCCTTGCTAGTCTTCCAATCAATGATCGTGTTCACCCCATTGACAGTCGCCACGCAGTCGACAGTGCCGGCATAATGATCGTAGCGATTATAAAGTTTCGCTTCTGATTCCTTGAACGTGATGTCGTTATCACCGACCCAGTCCAGAAAGGCGCTGACCGAATTGTTTGGCTCAGGTTCTTTCGGCATTGTAGGTAAGTTATCATCACCGAACTTTCCATCGTCGGCAAGAAATACTTCAAGCGCATCCTCAATCCACTTGTGCGTTTCATTGCCAATCTCAATTGCACCACCACTTGATCCCCTGTAAGCAGACTTGATTCCTTTGACCAATGCATCCAGAGTCATGCGAGATGTGTAGGTAAACACGCCCTGCTTTTCATCCAGTTCATCGTCATGAAACATATTACGCTCAAGCCATTCACTGCCGGTCTTGAGCGCCCACGGTATGAGTGCGGGCTTGGCTATCACACCCAGAACTTTGGTAGCACTGGGTACAGGATTGCCATTGGCCCTGTATGCGTGGAGTTTGGAGTCGAAGGAGAGGTCAACGACCTCTCCATCCCAGTAGGTTAACTCCATTAGAAGGGGACGGTATCGTCCGCGCTACCTGCGTCACCGTAAGGTTCCTGCACCTTACCGCTGAGATACTTCAGGCCAGACTGCGACTCAGTAAGCCACATGGAAACCTGCAGTTCCTCACCGTTGGGGGTCTTCATTGACCCGGTGTAATCAGGGCGCTTTTCGTTGTCGCCTTTGTCGTTTTTGAAGAGGGAAATGTTTCCCGGTTTGATTTCGTATTTGCTATTTGACATTTTGTTTTCCAGTTGTTGTTGAAGTTGTTGTTC